AATATAATCCTCATCTGCACCTGTTAATTTAAATTGTGCTTCGGCACTTGCTAATACAGCATCAGCATTTTCTAACATCACATCTTTTTGCTCTGTTAAAATTCTTAATAATTCGTTATTGGCTTCTTGTCTTTCTGATATACTTTTCCTGTCATCATCTCGTAACTGTCTTTGTTGTTCTGCTTGTCTATCGTACTCCTCAATTAACCCTTGGTTTGCTACACGAGCAATATCTGCTGATTTTTTAAGTTCTACATTTGTTTTTGCAGTTTCTAACGCTGACTTGACACTTACTTCTCCTAATTCTTTTACAACTGTTTTACCAATATCACTTACCTCACCAACTGCTTCACCAATATTTGTTACAATATCCTTTCCTGCATTTAAAGCATCTGTGCCAATATGCACAACTTCTTCACCAATACTTTTTAATTCATCTTGTAGTTCTTTTATTCTTGCAGGGTCATTACCACCAAAGAATGATTTTTCCCACGCTAATTGTGCACCTACTATTGTAGCTTTTATACCATTAAATGCCAACTTAAATGGTGTTATGGCTATTTTAATTATGCCACCCATAACTTTACCTAGTGCATCAAAATTTTCTGTATTTGACGATACACTTTTACCAACATCTACTAAAGCACCAAAAACTTGGTTAAATACAATTTGTGCTGTTTCAAAAGCAATCCTAAGTCCATCAACAACTTCTTGATTTCTACTTATTGCTCCTTGTACAAATTCAAATGCTTTTTGTATGAGTGTTAGACCAACTGCTGCCTTAGCAAGTGTTTTAAGTGTTACACCAACCTTTTGTACACCCTTTGCACTATCTTTTGCTGTTTTTTCTACTTTTTCTAATGAATCTTCTGTTTTTTTATTTGCGTCTTGTACTTCTTTTTGTAATTCTTCGTACTTTTTTTGTAATTCATCTAAACCTTTTGCAGCCTGTTTATACTTTAATTCAAAATTTACCTCTACATTTTGTGCCATTATTTATTTTTTATTTGTTGAAACATCTCTTTAAAACTTTCTGGCATTTTATATTTACCTTTTGCAATAGCAATACTTTCTGTATCGTTTTTTACAAATTTTAATAATTCAATAATATTTCTAATCATACAATATTTAATAATTCTAAACTACTTTCACCATTTATTAAGTTTGTCGTAATACTATTAATTCTATACATTCTACTATTTAACGATATTTTGTCGTTTAATTTTAAATTATATAAAATTTTTAATGGTAAATATGCCTTAACCTTTGTTAATCTCTTTTTTTGCTCAAATACACTTTGTATATATGTTACATAGTTTTGTAAAAATAAGCTACCATCGTCAAAAGTAGAATCCCCTGAATATTCATTATCGGCAGCACCGAAATTAATATTAACCTTTGATGTTGCACTTGCTTTTGCTAAACTATTAGATGGTATTACATAGGTTGTTTTTTGTCCATTAGCGTTAGCAGTTTGTTTTAGTGGTATAGGAGTTGCACTTGTTTGTTGTATGGCATAAAATATTAATGGCAAACCTAAGAAACTATTTTTGCTATCATCTACACTCCAACCCCATTGTATATCTGTTGTACCTAATCTGTTATATTGTTGGTGTTCAAATGGTACCTCAACAGTATATTTATCCTCTGGTCCACTAAATGCTGACTCTGCTGAATATGTCAAACTACCCCAGTCCTCATTATTAAGTTGTTCGTATTGTTTTGCCAAAAATGTACCTGTACCACGATATTTAAAAACTATCTCGTTAAAAGGCAAAGCAACATCTACCTCACTAGTACTTGTGTCCAAAAATTCATCTATTGTATGTGTTATACTAGATGCGTTATAAAAATCATCTAATTTTTGTACGACTATTGTATTTGTTTCATCTACAAAAGCTGTTAGGTTAAACATCTTAAATATTCCACTTAAAAAATCAATAATTTTCATTTTAGGTATTTGTGCTTGTATATTAAATGGAATTGTGGTAGAACTAGAAAAACTACTTGCTTTCCAAATATCTGTATAACCACCACTTATTACCTCACCACCAATATTTCCATTTATTTCCCAATAAATTTGTTGATTATTAAAAACAATTGTATCTGTTGTATTTACAGTAGATATATGTACAGTATAACTACCTGCTGACAAACTAAAATCTGATTGTGTCAATAATTGTGTACCTGTAACATTTGGTTTTGTAAATATTACAGTACCATTTCTTCTTATTTGTATGTTATATGCAATAGTGCTACTAACTGGATTAAAATTTAAATCAAACCCTAAAATATTATTTGGATATGTTACAAGTGTACTTGATATTGACAAAGCACCAGAGACCATACTAGTTGTTGCAGGTGGAGAAGATGTTAAACCAAAGCCTGTAACTCTAGCATAAGTTGGTTCTACATTTATTTCTGGTTGAACATCACCTTTTTTTCTATGTAACCATAAATATAAATTATACCAAGTAGCATTAGAAGTATTAAAAAAGTCATTAGAAAAAGTAATACTATATTTGGTTTGTATTGCTAATATTATTTCGTGTAATCTTAGAGCAAATTTAAGATCAGACCAGAAAACACCATTAGCATTTGAAGAATCCACATAAACTAAATTACCATTTCCTGTTTTAGAAGTATCATAATATAGTTGCCTAGTATGAGTTATTAAAGGAGTAATAAGAG